TGCTGTCTCCTCAGGCTTCCAGTCCATAGCGTCTAGAATAGGAGTCAGTGGTTCAATAAATGTCTTCTCAAACATTATACCATAGTCTATATAGCTTTGTAAACCAAATTCTTTAGGTAAAACACCAGGAAATGCAATAACATTTTCAATAATAGGATTATTCTTTTTTAGGTAAACAAACTTGATTTTTTCACCGTTTTTGACTGATTCATATTTTTTGTCAAGGCCAAGTTGTAATAACTTGTGATTATACAGAAGAGAACCACGGACATGAATTGGTGTGCCTTTTCTATATATGTTTTTTCTATCAGAAAACTTCTCTAGGTTTTGCACACCACGTGGAAAGGCCACATCTTCTGCTCTTAATGTGTAGAATAACTTTTTGAACTCAGCAATGTTATCTTGAGTTTCTTGCTCTGTGCCATTAACAATTATTTTGAACAACTCTTTGAACTTATCCCGCACGACCTGAGGAGTTGAAGACTTAATAGCTTCGATACCCATCATTTTGAGTTTTGGCTCTGCGTATTGTACACCTTCAGAGTTGTGTACATTTAATATGTATCTTTTCTTGGCAGTCCATATGCCGCGATCAGCGATAACTTCTCTGGCCATTTCCATACGATTCGTATAACCGTTTGTCATGTGGAAAAACTGATCATACGCTTTAGCTAGTAATGGTTCAAAATGTTCTTTGCAGATCTGATCAAGAAACTTTACAGGATCCTTTGGATTTAGTTTCTTAACTAAAGGGCCCATATTAATATAAACTGAATCTGTATCAATAGCAATTACATAATCTTTTTCTGTTGATAAGATTTTATTCATTTCATTATTCATTGCTTCTTCGGCCCACCGGATTACGGTTTGGCCAGTAAGAGTTACAGATTCTGCAAGAGCAAAGTTAAAATATTTAAACCATTTATTACCTAACGCACCATACAGTGAATTAAGCAGGATCTTAATAGCCATCTGATTATTTTCAAGCTGATTGATTTTAGACTCAAGTGATTTGTCTTTTGTCTTTTCATATTCAGATTGTGATTTCAGCATATCCTTTTTAATGGCAGAGCGTTCAGCATAAAAGTCACTAATGATAGCAGGAATAATACCTTGTTTATCTTTAGCAAATGGAATACCTGAAGCTGTTACCGAATATGTATGACATGCAGGTTCATTGCGATCTTGTTTATACAAATATTGATCAGGGCCCTGAGGATAGCGAATAGTTTGGTCATTCAACAAGCATTCGGGTGAAATATTTGATTGAACAATAATGTTTGGATATAGTGAATTAAGATCGAACGATACCACCCAGTCATGTGATCCAACTTGTGGCGGCTTAACATAACCACCCATAACAGAATCACCTGTTGTGCCATCATCATATTGTCTTTCACCAACCGTACGATACGGAACCTTTTCAATTTGTGCTAAAGGACATACAATATTATTTTGCATCAACCTACGATAAATGATAGATTCCCATATAGCCGTAGTGCCCATAGTATCTTGAACGTTGACACCACCCTTGTACGCCATAGTAAGCGCCAAGTTAATCAATCCCATCTTCTGATCAATTCTATCTACAAGTTGAACATCTTTAATATTATAGTCAATAAATTTCTGGTGATCTTCTTTATATAATGTATAAAGATTGCCGTGTTCTTCGTATGATAACTTCTTTTCGCCGACTACTACACTGCCGATATGATCAAGCTTGTACGACTCTTGCGGGCCATATGAATAGCCGAACTTCTTAAATAATTCTAAATAGTCTGCTTGTTGAATACCTACAATTTCGTAACATTGCTGTTTACGTGTCATTCGAACAACATGGCGTTCTTCAACAAGATTCCATGGCGATAGTCTACGCATAGCATCTTCGGTGCCAAGTGCAGCAATCCGATTTACTAGATAGGGTATGTCAAAGAAGCGCGTATTCCATCCAGTAATTACGTCAGGATAGTTTTTAGTCCAATACGCCATAAACTTTACTAATAAGTCAGTTTCACTTTCACAATAATGATATTGAATAAAATCACTACCCAGATCAAGCTCACTCTTTTCAGAGTCATATGTGTCTAAGCCCCATACCTGATAAACAGAAGACTTACTTGATTTCAATGCAATAGAAATAATAGGATAAGCAGCTTGCTCAGGTACTGGAAAACCATCATCCGAGGCAACCTCAATATCAAAATTTACGACGTTAACCATGCGTGGGTCAAACGAAATATCATTTGGAAATTTTTCTGTAATGAATTGGTGGAGATAATTTTTTGTACCATATGTACGGGCATTCTCAATGCCAGTGCGCTCTTCTATCTTTTGCCTTGTGGCAGACATGGATGGAAATTTCTTACGTTGTAAGTTTTCACCATAGAAAGATTTGAACACAGTTTTTTCATGAGCCGGGAAATAGAGCGAAGGCTCAAACTTATGTTTTTGTGTTATTTGTGTGCCGTTATCAGTATAACCGCGATATAATATTTGATTTGCGAACCGATTAACCGATGTATAAAATGCCAAATGAAAGTACCTCCGTTTGGTATATTCTAACACAAAAAAGGGGATTTGTACACCCCCCTTTTAAATATTTTTTCCGTCAGGCGTATGAGTGCCTGAATTATGTAATGCCCATACTATACAATTAAAACGATTATATCTAGAATACCACGGTCCAGCATGACGTACGCCCATGACTAAACCTTCTTCTCTCAGCTTTCTATACCATTGTTTAAATCGTTTATATCTTTTATATAATTCACACACGATTACCTCTAAGAGCAAAGTACATACAACCCACCCACAGTAATACATGAAGATTATCATATAATAACACGTCAGTAAAGCTTTCAGGTTCTCCTGTCCAAATTACTCCTGTCATAATACAAGCCATCGTAATACCTGAAAAACGTGTGATTATATCGCCGAACTCTTTTAGTTTTTTAATATAATCTAATACTCCGCCGACAATAAGGCCGATAGCGCCGCCTATTTCACCTAATACGACAAATGTCCAGACTAATAATGTTAATTCTACAGGAGAATCGCTTACATCAATAGGCCACTTAGAAAGTCCTTGTTGCAAAAATATAACAATAAGAGGTATTCTAAGTAACCAATGAGTCATGCAAAACTCTGGTATTTTATTGACCAGTCTTTTAAGCATTATAGTTCAGCCAATAGAGCCTTAAATACTTTTTTTGACTTACCTTTTACTTTGGCTTTTGAGATATCGTTGTCTCCATCGCCTACTACAACAATAGCGATCATTCCCATTGTTTTATGTGGTGAGCATTGGTATAGATACACGCCTGGGGTATCAAATGTAATGGAAACCTCTTTGCTAAGTTTTGATTTCTTTGGCGCTTTCCATCCATCAGGGCCAGCAATAAACTCTACATTATGTCCTTTTTGTGTCGGTACCCAAGTAACAGTATCTCCTACATCAATACGCGCGATGTCTTGAGAATATACCATCTTAGCGCCATCTTCACGCTTATTTAACATTTCAATTGTTATATCTTCAGCGTATGCTACTGCTGCAAAGAGTGACATTATACTTGCAGTGATTAAATTTTTCATAGATTTTCCTATCTTTATTTCTTTACATTAAGATTGGACGGATTATATTGTTCGCCATTATAGGCAGGATAGGTGTCGTCCTCTACCCCAGAATTACAGCCTACCACTACTACAAGTAGAAAGATGATTGACCACAATGTGACTCTCTTGGTCCACATCATAAACTGCTCGAAAGTTTTTTCTGCTTCTTTCTGCGCGGCAGCTCTTACTTCTTCATCAGTCATTAAGACCTCGTTTTATAATATGATCGATAGATTTCACGGAGTTCAACACTATCTGTTGATTCTTGCACAATATAGTCAGTTTTATCAACTTTAGCTGCATCGGCCATACCAATAGCATCTTCTTCTCTACTAGCAATGGCAATAATCTCTCCATCTTTTTTTCTTACTATAAACATTAATTAAGACCGAAACATGGAAGAATATTTAAATTGCAATAGCGACCATAATCTTCAAGTCCTACCATAGCCATCAGTAACAGTACTGGTACTACAGCGATCATAAAGACAATAACAGCAAACGCTTTGCCAAGATCCTTAGTAGTACAATAATCATGTTTAGGTTCATCTAACATTTTCATATAATCTCCAGCGCTCGTAAACTTAAGATCTTGCATTTCATTATTCATGTTCGCCGCCTGCTCCTCTTCCATTATAAAAACCGTATGGCTTGCGTTTAGCAACTTCAAATGTAGCAACTGTAATAGCAACCGCTCCGAGCAGTAATGTATGTATCATCATACTGACTACTCCAGCCCACATGCTTCCTACAATAATACCAAATACAATACACCACATCCAAGCTAACACTTGCATAATCATGTGTCTAGTGTTTAAGTCAGGAATGCTGCTTAACGGATTAGTATTATGATCCATCACTACATTCCAACAATTATGTACCCATTCTCTCATTGATACGACCTTTCTAAAAGTTACTCTTAAAGGATAATGCGCATCAGCATTATCACGAAATTCTATAGCATCGTTGATATCATAAAACTTTTCAGAGATTTTGTGGTTTTTAAAAAATG